TACAGCCTTAGCAATCCAGTCAGCGGCAGCGATCAGGAAGCGGTTACCCGCCTTCTTCATCAAATCCCACAGCTTGCTGCCCAAAGGCGCGAGCGCGTCAATGACCTGACCGGGGAACTTGGTAACCAGGTCCTTCATAAACTGAAGGGCGCCGGTAACCGCCGTCTTTGCCAACTCCCAGGCACCCGAAAAGTCACCGCTCAGCAGCGCAGCGATAGACTGAAGTGCCGGAACAACAACCGTCGTGATGAGCTGCGCAATTTCGTTACCGAGAATCGTTGCCAACTGCGCCACAAGGGCAATAATCGGCGTCAGAATCGGGACGAGCGCCGTGATTACCTGCCCCAGCGCATCAAACAGCGGCACCAGCGCGGTGAGAATCGGCGTAAGCGCCGGCAGAAGCGCAATGACTAGCTGCATAATCGGCGGAATCAGCGGCATGACCGCCTGCAACAGCGCCAGAATCGCATTGACTAGCGCGTCAAGCACGGGACCCAGCGCGGCAATCACAGGCATGAGCGCGGCACCAAGCTGCGCAATGATCGGACCCAGGCCGTTGAGAAGTTTCGACAGCACCGGGCCGGCGAACTTCAGAATCTGACCAAGTAGCTGACCGAGCACAGGGAGAATGCTGCCGATTGCGCCGAACAGCGAACTCAGCACGCCCCCAGCCTGGCCGAGACCAGCCGACAGACCACTGAAGAGCCCGCCGAGACCCTGACCCAGCGCACCGAGCCCCTGAGCTAGCCCCTGCACAAGCGGACCCGCACCCGCCATTACCGCCTGTAGCCCCGGCATGAGCCCCTTGACGAGTTCACCGAGACCAGCAATCAACGGCTGAATGAGCGGGGCAGCATTCTTGAAGATATCGCCCAGCGCGGGGGCCAGAGAATCAAAGATCCCCTGTAGCTGCTTAGCGGCTGCGGCAAGCGGCTTGACCAACGGCGCAGCAAGTGACTGCATCGTCTTGGTGACGTGGTCCTTCAGCCCGCTGAACGCTGCCTGCACCTGCTTGTTCTGTGCTGCCGCAGCCACACCGATACCGACCATGGCCAACGGCACAGCAGCAAGTGCACCCGCCGCACCGACGGCACCACCCGCAATTCCGGCAAGTCCCATCAGCGCGGGCTTGACGCTCTTCTGCGCGGCACCACCCAGGGAGACGAACGCACCGCCCAGCCGGTCACCGATCCGACCCGCTGAGTTCAGCGCACTGTTGCCCATACGCCGGAACGACGCATCAGCCTGCCGGCCAACACGCTCCGCCTCAATCCGGATTGTTTCCAGCCGGCGCGCGGCAGTACGGACACCCGCCGCTAGCCGGTCCGTGTCAATGCCTAGCGCCACGGTAAGTGATGCAAGCGTGGCCACAGGCACCCCCCTTCTGTTTGTGCACTATCGGATTGACCCGCCCAAAGCGGCATTCGCCTGCACGACGTCTTGCCAAATCTCCTGCGCGCTCTTCTTGCGCTTGAACCAAGTCGGCAGAAAATCGGACGGCTTCGCGCGCTTCTTACTCCCGTTTGAATTGCTCACCGTGGCCGCGACAATGCCCGCAGAAATGTCACCGCGTAGCCGCGCATCCAACGGGCCGGTTACCTTCTCGTACGCAATCCATTCCGTGAGTTCACGGGACGACATGTCAGCGAGTAGATGCGCGACAGAACGCGCACCCAGGTAACCGGCCAAACGGAAGTAGAACTGTCGCTCTGGACGGTCGATTAGTTTCCCGTCAGTTCCTTCACGTCCGACTCAGTGAGCCCAGACAGACGCGAAGCAACATCGACCACGCGGCTTAGCGCCTGCGCAGACTTCTCACCAAGACGCTTCACCGCCGCACCCTGGAACAGGCGCTTACCGTTCTCGTCCACGATGCACGCGGCAGCAAGGCGGGCACGGTACTGATCCATGGCCTTGTCCTTATCGACGCCGCTCATGTTGGCGTTCAGCATGGCGGCTTCGAACCGATCCCGGTCGGTGCCGCTCATACCCTGCACAAGTACCGTTCCGCCCCATTCCGGAACGTCAACGGGCTCACGCTGTAGGTCGTCAGCGCCGAGAATGTCTTCAGCGGAAAGGTACATGTGCTTACACTCCTGCGGTAATGGCCGGCTTGCCCGACACCTTGAACTTCAGCTCAGCAGACAGCTTGTCGTCTACCGGCGCTTCCTGACTGAAACCGGTCTGAATCAGCTTCAGGTCCCAGGAACCGAGAGTTCCGGGAAACACCATCTTGTAATTGCGCGGGCGCGTGTCCTCGAAGTCAGCGACCAGCGAGTCATGCACGCGCGGGTCATAGTTGATCTCAATCGAAACTTCGCCGGCATCCTTCAGACCACCGACGAACTCCCGCCACCCGTCAACCGAATCATGCGCGGTAACGTCATACGTCTCCCGCTCAATCTCCGGACCCTTGACGCTGGTCACGCTGCCAATGGTTGCGAAAGTCTCGGGCGCGAGCCCATCACCACGCTTAAGCGCAATGCCGAACGCGTCTAGTCCAGCCACGTTGTTTACTCCTTAGTCATGTGAATGCGGTACTGCGCATTGATGTGCCGAATATCCGGATCAGGGTCGGCCACCACTTGGTGTTGCGCGTGCTTTATGAACACGTCACGGAAGCCGGGCAGCGTCAGCGGCACACGATCAAGAGCGGCATCAACCTCAGCGAACAGGTCATAGGCTTCGCCGTTACCGGGTGCCTTGCTCCACACGTGAACGGTGACGAGCGCGTTCAGCCCCTGCGCGTCATGCTGGTCATCCGGGAACTCGACAAACGAGCCGAACGACACATACGGGAACGGCGCCGGCTCCGGCACTTCATCGAACACGCGGCCCGTCAGCGCAGCACGCGCAACCAACTTGGAATACATGGCCGTTTGAAGCGGCCGCAATGCCGTAGCCATTTACCACCTTCCAAGCCGTCGCGACGCTGCACGCTGCATGGCCCGTTCACCCGTACGCCTGTGGATCTGCGCGGCCGGACCTAGAAACGGCTGGTCCTTCATCGCGCTGGTTCCCTTCTCCACGTAATAGGCGTACTCACGTGTCTTGCCTTGCGCGATCTGCACCCAGGCTTTACCGCTCGACCGGTTCACCTTCGACTCAATGGAGCGCATCAGTGCGCCCGAACGCTTAGGCGCCAAGTCCTTAGCAGTCTTTTCAAGGTCACTGGCCCACTGGTCGAGCGCTTCGTTACGCGCATCGTTCACGCGGCGGGGCAGCAGCCGAAGCCGGGCAAGCGCCTGCCGGAACCCGCGAACAGTGGCCGGCATCAGCCGGTCTGAAGCACACCCACGGTGACCGAAGTAACCGCGCTGTACGTGATGTCAGCGCGACCGGTCGACGGGTTGCGGTAGATCGAATCCATTGGAACGATGCCCTCACCCGCAGCGGCAATGACCAGCGCCGTATCAGCGATAGCAAGCCCCTTGATGGTGCCGGGCGTGACCACAGTGACCGTGACAGGCGACGCGCCACCGTTGCGGACGACCAGGAAATAGCCACCACCAACCGGCGCCTGGTCGCCACCCGCAGAAGCAGACGCGAAAGTCGGAGCAAGGCCGGCGGTCGAAACAGTCTGAGCGGCAATAAGTGCCATGTGCGTTTTCCTTTACAGACCAGGCTGACGCAACTTGCAGTCAGCGCGTAGATAGGTGCCGGGCTCCGACGGCTCGAACGTGGCCAGCACTTCGAACACCCGTGAGCCCAGGCGTAGTTCGTCGTCTCGCCGCACATCAGCAGTGGGCAGGAGGTAGACGACATGCGAAAGGTCTGCGCCGTTCTGCGCGCCCTGTACCCGCTCCGTGGCGGAAGGCTGAGAGAACCGGGCGCGGACGGTACCGACCTTGGTCCACCCGCTGACCCAGCCCCCCATGCCGTCGCTTGTGCGCGTAGCACGCCAGACCTCAGCAGAGGCGTTCAGCAGACGAGCAATCACCGGGCACGCACCATCCCAGCGCCACCGCCGAAACGAGCGGCCAGACGAGCGCGCTGAAAGTCAGTCAGCAGCATCGTGCCGCTATCAACGTCCGTGTCGTAGCCGACGGAGTAGTCACCAATGCGCTCAGTCTTCAGCGGACGGGAAGCCGTCTCACCGGATCGAAGCGCCGCTAGTTCCTGACCGGCCAGACGACAGACCATGTCGACAATGTCAGCCGGCACAGCGGGAAGCCCGTGCGTGTAGGTCACCTCGTACTCGCGCCCCTCCGCGAAGCCACACGCGCGCGTGAGAGCGCCTGAGAGAAGGCGGTAGTCCGAGACTGCCACCCCATCCTCAAGAACGGCGGACACGCCCGTGACGGGGCTCCCTGGTAGCGACAGGCGGCCGCCGCGCCCCTCCAGTTTCACGGTGCTAACCGCCGCGCTGATAGGCGAACCGGCAGCGTCCCGGACGAGCGTTGAGGCAACATCCAAATAGAGGGACACGGCGTCAACCTCGGAAGGGTCGACAGTGACACCGCGCGCTTCAAGGTCAGCGACAGACGCCAACGGGGCAAGTGCCATCGTCCGACCCCCTTACTTGGATGCAGCAGGCTTCCGCGCGGGAAGAACCTTGACGCTCACCAGGTGCTCACGCTTGACGAGCGTCTTCAGGTACGCGAGCTGATCGCTGTCTTCGTCCATGCTGAGGCGGACAGTCTGATCCGAGTTGTTGACAACCTCTACGGCAACGAGTGCCACGTGATCTCCCTATGTGGTATGCGAATTGGGGGCGAGAGGGGGTCACCCGCCGCAGCAAGCGACCCCCAGCTCAGGCGGATCAGGTAGGCAGACCAGAAGTGACGTCAACGTCCATGACGGCAAGCGCCTCCGGACGGACCACCTTTGCGCCGTACAGGTACAGACCCTTGATCGCGTCGCTGAACGAGTTCTGCGGACGGTAAGCCTCAACCTTGTTGATCTGCTCCGCGAACGTGGTCGCCATGCTGTGACCAGCAACCACGAAGTTGGAAACCTCACCAGCAGTACCAGCAGTACCCGCCGGCAGGTTCAGGCTGATCAGGACCGAGAAGCCCAGCACCCGCCCAACCTCACCGTTCAGGATCGGCGCGCTGGAACCGTACGCCGACGCGTCAAGGAACCGGTTGTCCTGAAGAATCAGCGCGTGGAACTCAGGCGAGATGACCAGGAACCGACCCTGCGAAGGAATCTTCGCCTTGTCCAGCTTGACCTTGAGCGCAAGAACGATCTTGTACGCAGCGTCAGCGGTAGCCGCATCGCCAGCAGTGATGACGTTGCCCGCAGCCGTAGTCATCAGGCCGGCAAGGAAGTTGTCCGCACCATCGGCCAGACCGAACGCAGCGTCGTCAGCAGCCTTGGTCAGAAGCTGACCAGAATCCTTCACCTGCCGCGCGTCGACGTCATCGACTTCGAAGGCGAAATACTTGGACTGGTCAATGACCAGAGTCTGATCAGTGGTCGCGAGCGTCTGCGGGTCAATCGCAGTGACGTTCTTGACGTAGTTGGAGATGGTCGGGCGGGCAAGAGTGCCGATGTGCACAGTGTCACCGGACTGAGCAATTTCGCCCTCGTAGTCTCGGTTGATGAGACCACCCTGCGCAAACACCTGCGCGCCACGAAGGGCAACGAAAAGCTCCGCCGCCCAAACCTTCGGAATGAACGTGTCAACAGCCATGGACGCTCCCAGCGTCTAGTTACTTGATACCGAGGATCTTGTTTAGGCGACCCTCGCGCTTGGCCTTACTGATCTGCTCAGGGCTCATCCGGTCTAGGTCAGACTCGGTGAGCTGAACGGGCCCAGGCGCCTTGCGCGCCGCGCCACCATCCCCGGTCCCCTGGAATCGCTTAGCCGTTGCGGCAGCAAGATGGGGCTTACGGGTCAGGACCTCCTGAATCGCGTCAGCAATCTCGGTTGCGTCAACGTCACCGTTTTCGTCAACCTCAAAAGCAGTCAGGTCGATATTCAGGATCGCGTCGGAGACGTCAGCGAACTTGCCAGCGGCAGCAGCCTTGATCTCCGAGCGCAGGATGCGGGCATTAGCCTTAGCCGTTGCCTCGCTCGCCGCCTGACGCTTG